AAGGCTGTCACAGTAGGTGCTAGACAAAAGTATTACGTTAAACGTGGTCGATATGGTAGGCTATACAATCCAATTGGCCTTTATTCGGAAGGTCAGTCTGGCAAGCAGATGCGACATGCTGGCAGACCTGAATGGACGTTTCAAGAAACTGGCAAGGAAGTATTTGACAAATATTTGAATTTTTTAAAAACAAAAAACGCCGCATGGCTTAACAATGCAGAAAGAGGTTATTAAAGATGGCTAAGTTATCAAGTGCAAAGAAACTAAGTAAGACAGAGCAATATGCTATTGAGGGAATGTCCGATAATGGCATGAGCGCAGATTCGATTGCTCAGGCGCTCGGAAGAAAGTTGGAATTAGTTTCGGCATATATTGAAGTGCATCAAGAAGAATCGGAAACTCATACCACAATAAATACAACAGTAAATGGAAATCGCGGAGTCGCTATCATGACTGAAGCCACTTCTCAGAGAGTAGACTCCATGAGAGGCAAATCCAGCAGTGAAAGCGGACACCCTAACATTCATAGCATAAAAAGCAATGGCAAAAAATAGAAGTGAAAAAAGTCGCTACCCCTCTCGCTACAGTCCTAATGGTTGGGTCTCCGGATCTCAATACATAACGGAGCTCGTATGCGAGAAAAAAGCGCAGAAGGAAAAGAAAGAACTTCCTGTGAAGTTCTGGGAAGATAAAGATTGGTGCAAATACTACAAGTATCAAATCACTCTAGCTAACAAGCTTATTAAAGATTATGGCGAAGAAGCAATTGTTGCCGCCCTCAGAGATAAAAGGTGTTGGTCTACTTATTCTCTTAGATCACCCTTTCTAAAAAAAATAATTGAAGAAAAAGTAAAGCAAGTCATTGAAAGGCCGGAGAGTACCGAGTATAATATCAATGACGCAAAAGAAGTAAAACACAAAACAAACAATAAGAAGAAATCAATTATTTCTAAGTTAAGGGATTTGGATGAGTAAAGACATTATCAAAGAATATGGTAATGTCCTTCATGATCCCGCCTCAATAACAGAGAGACCTTTGGAAGTCTTGTCTGTCGGTCCGAAGCTAGATATAGCTCTTGGTGGAGGCGTGCCTGAAGGTTCATTATTTATTATGACTGGCCCAGAGAAGGTCGGCAAAACAGTGACAGCTCTAACCTTCTGTGCTAATGCCCAGAAACATTATGAGAGAAAAATTTATTATGCCAACATAGAAGGGCGGCTTAAAAAGAGAGACCTAGAAGGTATCACAGACCTTACGCTAGACTCGGAAAAGATGCAGATTATTGGCTCAACAGAAGGCAATATCTTATCCGCCGAAAAGTACTTGAGCATTATTGATAATATTGTTCATACTCAGCCGGGAGCTCTAGCCATTGTAGATTCATTTTCTGCTCTATCAAGTGAATCTGAACTTACAGGAAACCTAGAGGATGTTCAAGTTATGAGTGTTCAAAAGGTACTCGCCAAGTTCTGCAGAAGAATATCTAATGCGCTTCCTATCAATAGAGTAACTGTGGTCGGAATAACGCACCTTATGGCTAACATGCAGAGGTTTGGAAGAGGAAAAACAAAAGTGGAGAAGTCTGGTTCGGCATTGAAATATCAGGTCGATGTTAAGCTTCATGCAAGCCACTCAACTCCTTTGATGCAAGGAGACACGCAGATAGGGCAAACTGTGCACTGGCAAATTACTACCTCGGCTATCGGGCCTCCGGGACAGAAAGTAGAAAGTCATATTAGATATGGCAAAGGTATCTGGAAAGAAATGGAGATGGCAGACTTAATGATTGACTTTGGGCTCATCTCAAAGGCTGGTGCATGGCTCAAGCTTCCCAATGGAGATAAAATTCAAGGTAAGGTGAACTTGGCAAAATATCTCGAAGAAAACACCGAAGAGTATGCCAATTTCAGAAAAGAGGTCTTTGACATGGTCGGAATTAATTATGAAGACTAGAACATATCAAACTTATGAGTGTAAAATATTCTTAGGTTCTGTAAATGAAGACACAAAGCTTGAATTTGATGAGGCTGAGCTAAGGTCAAGTATTGAAAAGTTTCAAGACCAGAGAAAACCTCTTATTCCTGTCAGGATAACTAAGACTCAGTTCATATGCGGTTCTTCATACAGAGAAGATGGCTGGGAAGTAGGCATTATAAATTATCCTAAACTAGAGATTAATATAGAGCAACTAGAGTTCTTCTGTGAGGAGCTATCTGAACACCTTCTGTATAATCTACATCAGAATAGAGTAAGCCTAATGACCCCTTATGTTACTACAATGTACCATGACAGGTCTCGCTTTCCGCAGTCGGTGAATAGTAAGGTCGCCTCACCTTAACTAAGGCTGCGCGGTAATATAACGAGGAGTTTAGATGAAGATACGTGATTTGAATAATGATATTCATAAGTGGAATCTACAGGGGTATGTTGTTCGTGCAAATGAACAGCGTCCCCGATCTAAACTACATCTTACTGCAAGAAACATATTAGTAGAAATGTTTCCAACAGTTCAAGTGTTGGAGGAAGTCTTGATACCTATAACACGCAACGAAAGAGGGTATTTAGATTTTTATATTAATACTATAAAGCTAGCGATAGAGGTTCATGGTCAGCAACACTACAAGTTTAACTCACTATTCCATACCTCCGCACAAGATTTTGTAAATCAAAAGAAAAAAGACCGGCGAAAGCAAGAGTGGTGCGAGTATAATAATATCACATACATTGAACTACCTTATAATGAGACTGAAGAACAATGGAAATACAGAATCCAGCAAAGGAACGATTAGAACAAGTCGATTCCGTACTAGATGAATATGAAGGCAAGCTAGGGATAGGCTCCTACTCGGAAGACTTTCATGATCAATCTGTTAAGAGTTACATGTCTATGCCTAGACAACAGATGGAAAAACTAACAGTAGAGGAATGCGCAGAGGCTGCGCTGTTGCTCGGAGGCTTTTCATTCTATCTTCAAAGATCCTATAATAGAGAAATTGCTCGTGTCAATTGGGCTTCGTCTAACCTTAAGAAGATGATGTCGGGTAGAGAGTCGCAGTATAAAGGGTCTTGGGATAGCCAGTACTACCAAGCTGTTAAAGAGGACGGATACGCTAAAAAACTAGACAGCATTAAAGTGTATGCGCAGCAAAGGGCAGACAGGCTAACATACTTAGCTAGTTCAGTAAAAAATCTTAGTGACTTATATATCAACCTACAGAGAGCGAAGATAAACAGACATGGATAAACAAGAAATTGAAGAGCTGTTACAGCAGTTCACGCAAGAACAAATAAAGGATGCTATTTCTAGTAGCTTAAAAAATAAAAAGAGGCGCAGAGGAAAGGGCAAAAGGAAGAAAAATAATAGTCCTAAAACTCAGAGTCAAAGCTCAGGAAATAAGTTTGACGATATGATGTCAAATATAAGCTTGTCTTCTGAAGAGTCCAAAGAACTTAAAGAAGCGGCCAAGTCTGACAGTATGGCTAATCAGACACAAAATAAGGGAAAGAGACCGGAAGTCAAAAAGATTTCCGTAAGATGTACGGCATGTAATAGAGACTATGAAATGTTTCCTTCGCAGATATATAATAGAGAACGTTGGAAATGCAATAAGTGCATAACAGGAAGATAATATGTTAAATGATTTACCGGCAGAAAGAGCAATCTTAGCGGGCATATTCAGATATGGCGCGGAAGCCTACTATGATGTTGCAGACATTATAACAGAGTCGTCGTTTACAGATGAGTCTAATGTAGTCTTATTTTCATGTATGAAGCATGTACTTGAGGCAGATGATTCCCGTTCGCTAGATGCGCCTACAATGATGTCCGCCGCAAAAGAGCTTGGGTTCTCAGACTTCTTCAATACACAAGAAGTTCAGCACATGTCTTCTGTAATAAAATTTCCCGTTTTGTTGGAAAACTTAAGGAAATTTGGAGCAAAGGTAAGAAAGCTAGAGATAGCTAGAATGATGTATGATCAACTTGATCTGACTAAAGAGAGATATCTTGAGATCAAAGGTGATGAGCCTATTGCTAAGATACTAGGAATAGCTGAAGATGCCGTAATGGATGTTACCTCCGTAATAGCTGGTGAGGACGAATCTCCTACACAGATGTTTGATGATGTTGAGGCCCATCTAGAGGAGCTCGCAGAAGAGTCTGTTGACCAAATAGGTATAGCAACAGGGTTTCCAAGATATGACTTCTCTATTGGTGGAGGACTTAGAAAAGGTACGGTCAATGTTATTGGAGCTAGGCCCAAGACTGGTAAAACCTTACTCGCAGATAATATGGGCATACACATTGCAAAGGAAGGAACTCCGGTACTTAATTTAGATACTGAGATGAGGAAGGAAGACCATCAACATAGAATGATGGCAATGCTCTCTGGTGTTCCGATCAACGACATAGAAACTGGTAAATTCGCTGATGATCCTGCTAAAAAGAAAAAGGTCATGGAGGCGGCAAGAGAAATAAAAGACATACCATATTATTTTAAGACAATTGGTGGCGCCTCTTTTGAAGAGCAGGTTGCCGTCATGAGGAGATGGATTAGTAGGGTTGTAGGACTAAATGATAAGGGTAAGGCAAATGATTGTGTAATTATATATGATTATCTTAAACTTATGGACTCAAGTGAGATCAAAGGAGACATGAAAGAATTCCAAATTCTTGGCTTCATGATCACAGCCCTACATAATCTGTCCCTTAAGTATGAAGTTCCAATTTTAACTTTCATCCAGCTGAATAGGGACGGAATAACTAAGGAGAGCACCGATACTGCATCTGGTTCTGACAGAATTATCTGGCTATGCTCTAACTTCAGTATATACAAACACAAGTCCGATGAGGAGATAGCTAAAGATGGGCCTGAGAACGGCAACAGAAAGCTTGTGCCTCTGATTGCAAGACATGGAGAGGGGCTTGATTATG